ACATCAAAGTAAAAATCTTAAAAATAAAGTATTTGATTGGTTTCCTATGGACACCGAAGGATTATATGACCACCACATAGAACAACAACCCACTGAACTTGCAAGAACAGGGTACGATAGAACAAATATAAAGTACACATTCAATAGTGATGGATTCAGAAGTCCTGAATTTGAAGAAGGTGGAATTATGTTTATAGGATGTAGTGAAACTCTTGGAGTGGGTAGAGCTTGGAAAGACCAGTGGACAACTCATGTAGCAGACTCCCTCAATCTTGCACAATGTAATTTAGGAATTATAGGAGCAAGTGCTGACACAGTTTTTCGTAATGCATATGAGTGGATTCCAAAACTCAAACCAAAGATAGTTCATGTTTTAGTGCCATCAGACGATAGATTTGAGCTGTTAACTGACACAGATGTTATGCGACCAGCTGCTGTATGGATGGATTGGATAGAACAACCTGACTGGAAAGACTACGAAGTATTCAGAAATTATTGGAAGTTGTGGTACTTTGAAGAAAATAATTCAAAGTATAATCAATTAAAAAATGTTCTTGCAGTTAAACAAATAGCTGAAACATATGGTGCTCACTTTAGTCATACTTGGTGGGATAAAGATTGGTTAGGCTTATATACGGATTTGGGCAGGGACTTACACCACTTTGGTAAAGAAACTTCAAGAAATTATGCTAAGATTTTATTGGAAACTAACTTGAAAAACTTCCAACTAAATGAAAATAATTCTTGACACACGGTTAAAATTCGATTATAATATATTTATATTAATGGAAACAAGTCAATGAGTGATAGATTTTACAATCAGATGCTAGACGCCACAGGTTGGTGTCCTGGCTACCGTAATACTATGACTATAGATGAGTTTGAATCAAAATTTGGTAAAACAAGGAGAAAAAGAATGTCAACTTGGACAGACGAACTAAAAGAACAAGCAGTTGAAATGTATACTGCGGAAGAACCAACTCCAGAAAATAGTATGGAAGTTGTACAAACGGTTGCAGAAGAATTAGGACAAACCCCAAATGGTGTTAGAATGATTCTCACTAAAGCAGGCGTTTATGTGAAGAAAACTCCAGCAGTCAAGAGCAGTGGCTCAACTGGCGGCGGTAGAGTTTCAGTAGCAGGTGCGCAAGACGAACTATCATCAGCTTTATCTGATGCTGGTTTAGAACCTGACTCAGCGATTATCAGTAAACTAACTGGTAAAGCCGCTAAGTATTTTGCAGAAGTGGTAAACAAACTTAACAATTAATTTACCCCACTAAAAACACGCTGACTCTCGGGTTAGCGTGCTTTTTTACAGCTCGAAGAATGACCTCGTAATATATTACCATTGATGGGACGGTAAAAGACTTTAACTACCCACAAGGAAATATATGAAAACGGAAGACTTCAACCGAAAAGTAAAAGATGCAGGTGATGCTATCATTACCTATAGAAGCCAAAACAGTCGTAGATTAAAGTATAACGTCTGTACAATGGACTTCGACAATAAATACATACAAGCTAAGAAGAATAGAGCCAAGCCTAATCAACATCAAAGTTTATTATTCTGTTGGGACACAGATTCTTACAGATTGTTAGTGCCAGAGATGGTTACTTCTATCGTACCTTTAGGAGCAATACTTAAAAATGATAGAACTACATAACGCACCAGCAGTATACGAAAGAGAGATAGCCTATAATGCAGAAAAGCATGAAAAGATTTTTTTAACAATCAATACTTTTCGTGGTACAGAGTATCTGCATATTAGAAAATACTTTCAAGATTTTGATGAAGAATGGAAACCTACCAAGGACGGCATAGCCATGCCTTTAGATTTTGATAATAGTCGCGGACTGTTTGAGGCGTTAGTAGAAATCCTCTCCCTATCAGAAGTCAAAGGAGTATTAGAAACTCATTTTAAAGAAGTTCTCGACAAGATATACTTATAGCTCTAAAAAATAATCCTTGACAAATCCTTAAAAATTCTGTATAATATATCTATGAATAAGACAGAATACCTAGAATATTGTAATCAAATGTATGCAGAAGGCAATCCTATATTGCCTGATGAAGTATATGATAGACTTGTACAAAATACCGAACTAGAAAATAAAGTTGGGTATAATGTATCGGACGAACGATTCAAACACCCTTTCCCAATGTATTCACTTCAGAAAGTCTTTGTAGGCGAAGATGAAGAACCAAACTGGGATTCTAAACAACCACAAATAATGACTGCCAAATTGGATGGTGCAGCTGTGTCTATAACTTATATAGAAGGCGAACTCACCCAAGCACTCACTCGTGGAGATGGAAAAGAAGGTCTAGATATTACTGATAAAATAAAGTCTTTAGTGCCAAATACAATATGGAGCAAAGGTGTCAAACAGATTACTGGAGAAATCGTTGCCCCTAAAACAATACCGAACGCTAGAAATTATGCGAGCGGTGCTTTGAATCTAAAAGACTTAGAAGAATTTAAATCCCGTAACCTTACTTTTATTGCATATGGACTTCAACCAGCTATCGGTGCTGAGTGGACAGAAGATATGAATTTAGTATCAGGTATGGGATTTAACGCTGTCACCAAAAGTGATTATCGTGAATTCCCTCAGGACGGTAAAGTTGTACGAGTCGACTCTAATACATATTTTGAAAAATTAGGCTACACATCACACCACCCTAGAGGTAGTTTCGCTTTAAAAACAAGACAGGCTGGAGTAGTTACTCGGCTCTTGGACGTTGAATGGAATGTCGGGAAGTCAGGTGCTGTTTCGCCAGTTGCGATTCTAGAGCCTTGTATCATTGGAGAAGCGACAGTAAGTAGAGCAACTCTACACAATCAAGCATATATCGAAGCTTTAGAGCTAGAGATTGGATGTAGTGTAGAAGTTATTCGTAGTGGAGAAATCATACCTAGAATAGTTAAGAGAGTCTAGTGTCAGGCGGAGTATATAATCAAACCTTTTTTAATAACCATCCGTGGGAAAAAGAAAAAGAAGGCGTCCTGTATGGGATAGTGTTAGTAAATAAGGCAACATGGGAACGAGAAACTATAAAAGTCGGCATCGCAAAAGGGCGAACGTTCAAAGACGTAGTAAAGCGAGGGCGTGGATTTACAAACTACGACATCAGAATACAAAGGATTTGGACAGGGACAATCTACGATTGTTGGAGATGGGAACAGAAATTACACAAGATGTATCAAAATGACAGACATAAAACACAGCATCACTTTGGAGGGCATACGGAGTGCTTTACGATGGACTCAAAAATCCTCGAAAGTTTTCCCAAAAAGCATGAAATATTTAGGGATTAGCGAAGGGTTTCACGATGCCGCAGTAGCATTAGTAAACAATAATCAAATACAGTACGCAACTCATGCTGAGAGAATAACTCGTGTCAAAAATGATAGGTGGCTTCCACAAGAGTTAAAAGATATACCATGTGATACATCTATTTTCTACGAAGATACAAAGATAAAAAATCTTCGTAGAGATATGTATGGGCAATCCCCGACTAGTAATGGAATAGGATGTGATAAACATGCTTTACACCATGAAAGTCATATGGCAGCAGGACTATATACAGCTCCATTTAAAGATGATGTAGTATGTGTAGTGATTGATGCAATAGGAGAATTTGATACTGCTAGTATATGGAAAGATGGATTAAAAGTTTGGTCTAGAGAGTACCCTTGGTCATTAGGATTATTTTATAGTGCTATAACTCAGCGTATAGGGTTAAAACCAAATGAAGATGAATACATAACAATGGGTATGGCAGCGTATGGAACACCTTGTATAGATATGTTAAACGAAGTAAATAAAAATCATCACAAAGGATTTAGAAGAAGAAAATGGTTTTGGCATACAGTAGAAGACATCGCCGCTTCAGCACAAATGCAATTAGAACATGAATTAAATACTATAATGATTAAAGCCAGAGAGTATGGAAGTAATTTAGTATATGGCGGCGGAGTTGCACTTAACTGTGTAGCAAATAGCAAAATAAGACCTATGTTTGATAATATGTGGATATTCCCAAACCCAGGCGATGCAGGCAGTGCACTAGGTTGTGTACTTGCACATACAAAACAACATGTAAAGTTTAAAGATACTTTTTTAGGTACAAATATAAATAGAGAAATAAATCCTAGAGAAGTAGTAAAAGAATTAATAAATAATAAAGTAGCAGGAGTAGCAAATGGAAAAGCAGAATTTGGGCCTAGGGCGCTTGGTAATAGGAGTTTGCTTGGTGATGTTCGTTACGACATTAAAGATACCGTTAACACCATTAAGCGTAGACAAAAGTTTCGTCCTTTCGCACCAGCGATTTTGGAGGAATACGTAGATGAATATTTTGAAGGGTATAGTAATGAGTATATGCAGTTTGTTTCAAACGCAAAACACGACTACAGTTCGGTCACGCACGTTGATGGAACAGCAAGAGTACAAGTGGTTCGAAAAGACTGCACCTCAGCATTACGACCAATACTAGAAGAGTACTATGATATAACTGGAGTACCTATGTTACTCAATACCAGTTTAAATATAAAAGGTCAACCAATGGTAGATACTTGGAATGACGCATGGGATTTTCAGACTAAGTATAATGTAAAGGTATTTTAATGTTAGTACAGAAAGACTATGATATCTACTGGAATGGTTGCAGTTTTGTACAAGGAATGGAACTAAAGAACTCTAAAACAGATTGTTTTACTAACCTTGTTTCTGAGCACTTCAATGTAGACTGGTTTAGAAATTCAAAGATTGGAGGCAGTAACGACCGTATATGGAGAGTATCTATGGAGGATGCACTAATTGGTCGTAAGCCTAAACTAGCTGTAATTGTTTGGTCAGGTCTTAATAGATTAGAGTACTTAAATGATACTAACTTATGGAGACAAGTAGGATTTACAAGTTTTGTTTTTGATAAAGTTAAATATAAAACATTAGATATAAGTAAAATTTATTATCACCCTGATATGACAAATAAACAGTACAATGGTTTTAAGAACTATGTACTGCACAGTAGAACCATGAAGTATAATTTAATTAATAGTATAAATTATATGATTTCACTTAGACACTTTTATAATTCTCAAGGTATTCCTCATTTATTTTATATGATGAGTAATGGGCAGATTGACCCAGGATTAAAATACTTAGATGAAAAAAGAGAAGAAGCAGCTAATATACAATGGTCTCCTGCTAATAGGATGAAATTGAAAGATTATTTAAGAGAAGTACCAGAGCTAACATCAGAAGGTATTTACGATATGACAAAAGGTAAAGTACCATACGGACCAAAAGACCATCCACTAGAGGAAGGGCATCAGCTAATTGCTGATAGGATAATAAAGGATATTTATGAAAAGAGATTGGATAAAATTTTTAACTAAAAAATTGAAAGCATTATGGTTTCAGTGGAAGTACCGAAATATGGTAGAAGATACCCATATTTACGAGGAGGATTGAAAAATTGATTCTAACTTTTAGGTCACATTATGAAAAAAAGTTCTTGACAAATGGTTAAACTTTTTGTATAATATATGTATATTTAGAAAGGGAGACGGAATTGACAAAAATTATACCACCAACACATTGTCCTTCTTGTGATAGTGTACTGGAGTTAGTGAATGAGCAATTATTTTGCAGAAATCACGACTGTCCAGCTCAGTGGGATAAAAAAGTTATCAACTTCGCCTCTACACTAAAAATAAAGGGCTTAGGCCCAGCAACTGTGAGTAAGTTGTTTTTAGAAAAATACTCGGATTTATATGAACTTACTAAGGAAGAAATTAGTGAACTACTGGATTCTGAAAAACTAGGAGAGAAACTCTATATTGAGATTCAAAAATCAAGAGAGATTGCTTTGGTGTCGTTAATACCTGCTTTCTCTATACCACTTATCGGTCGGTCAGCTTCTCAAAAATTATGCGATACAATATCAAACATCGAAGATATTAGCGAGAAAAGTTGTACTGAAGCGGGTATCGGTCCGAAAGCTACTGCTAGTTTAATTAACTTTATGGAGACAGAGTTCTACCCTAATAATTACAAAGACTGTTTGCCCTTCAATTGGAATAATAAAATAGTAAAAAAGAAAGAGGTCACAGGTGTTGTTTGCATTAGTGGTAAGCTTAAAACTTATCCAACTAAGGCTTTCGCAGAAAAAGTTCTAAACAACTACGGTTTCGTAGTAAAATCCAGTCTGACAAAAGATTGCACTCATTTAATTAATGAGAGTGGTATTGAGTCAGCAAAGACACAGACAGCTCGTGACCGAGGTGTTTTAATAATAACAAATCTAAAACATTTAATTGAGGAAAATTAAAATGGCATTACCAAAATGGACAGACGAAAGAACTTCAGAATTAACTTCTTTTGTCGGTGACGAAAGCCCTGTATCACAGGCAACTGTAGCTAGCGCTGCAGAACAATTAGAAACTTCTGTTAGGTCAGTAAGTTCTAAATTAAGAAAGATGGGTTTTGACGTAGAACTAGCTTCTGCTTCACAAACTAAATCTTTCTCTGATTCACAAGAAGCTACTTTATCAGCTTTTGTATCAGACAACAGCGGTTCTTACACTTATGCAGAAATCGCTGCAAACTTTGAAGGTGGAGCATTTAGTGCAAAATCTATTCAAGGAAAAATCCTTTCTATGCAGTTAACAGAACATGTTAAACCTGCTCCTAAGGTTGAGACTGTTAAGTCTTACAATGAAGATGAAGAAGCACAATTCGTAGCATTAGTTAACGATAACGCTTTCATCGAAGATATAGCAGAAGCCTTAGGTAGAAGTGTAAACTCTATCAGAGGAAAAGCTTTATCACTTCTTAGAGCTGAAGTTATCAACGCGATACCTAAGCAAAAAGAAACAAAGGGTTCTTCAAAGAATGACCCATTAGAAGGAATGGACATTACAGATATGTCAGTTCAATCTATCGCTGATGAAATCGGCAAAACTCCTAGAGGCGTAAAAACTATGCTTACTAGAAGAGGCATACAGTGTTCCGACTATAACGGCGCTGCTAAAAAAGACATTAGCTAATATTGTCTTTCTATTGGGGCGGTCTTAGGACTGCCCTATCTTTTTACATATAATTCACTTGGGAGATTGAATTGCAACTCGAAGCCGCATTACTAAATAAAATAATTACAGATGGTGACTTAGACACTTGGGCTGAGTTACAAGAACATTATATACCTGAAACTGCTCCCGAACGTGCTATATTTAAATTAATAGAAAAAGAAGTAAACAATAGGCAAGCTCTGCCTACTTGGGAAGCTCTATCCATGATGGAGCCAATGCCCGAAGAACAAAAAGAGCATATCGCATCCCTTGAGACTTTAGAAGTAGGCGTAGAGCCTCACATTCTATTGGACTTTCTCAAGAACAAATTTACACAATCAGAAATCTTAAAAGAAGTAGAGATTTTTCTGGGCAAAACAATATTAACAGAAGATGCCCAAGAACAGCTAGACACACTACAAGACATAGTTCTCAACGTAGAAGACAAAGTAGAAGTAGAAAGTGAAGCAAACAATATGAGAACTCTAGAACTGTTCGACTCAGATGATGAAATTAAGAAACGCTTACCCCTTGGTTTGAATGAAGAATACGACCAACACACCACCTTCTCTCCCACAAATTTAATTTTGTTAGGCGCTAAATCTAGCGGGGGTAAGTCGTTTACTTGCAGTAGTATTGCTGCATCCCTTTACAATGGATATCTCAACTATCCACGCAAATCAATCCTATATTTTACAATAGAAATGGACTCTCGAGAAATTATGCAAAGAATTGCTGCACAATGCTCAGGCGTACCGTTAGGCTTGACATCCCCCCACGCATCCCAAACTGGTGTACCACGAGAAGATTATAAAGAAGGAACTATGTATAGAAGACTGTACCCTAAAGATTGGGAGAAGTTAGCCACATGGTGGGCGGGTAGATATGAAAATGGCGAAGAAATATTAAAAGAAGTTCTTGAACAAGAACCCCCAATACTTGACGCAGTCCCTAGGCAATGGGTAGGTTGGGATATGATGACTGCTCAATTAAAAACTTTAAAGAAAGACTCACCTAGTATAGAAATATATTATGACCCAAAACTATCTCTAACAAAGATAATGAGTGTTACCAGAAACAAAATGAAAACAATGCACGACCCTGGCGTAATCATAGTTGATTATATTAATCAGGTTAAAAGAGGAATACAAAATAGAGCAGGACAGTATGACTGGACTGAACAGATAGAAATATCTAAAGCATTGAAAGGATTGGCACAAGAAGTTGAATGTATGGTTATTACAGCTTGTCAGACTAACCCTGAAGGAGAGATTAAGTTCTCTAGAGACTTACAGAACGCAGTAGATGCTTTCTATTTATTAGAGAAACACGACCCTGGCGAAGTAGATGATGTAGAACCCGAAGAAGATTATGGAGAGAAACCTGCAGAAACTATTGGTCAAATGAAGTTTATATGTAAAAAACTTAGAAATGGTACTCCAAAACATTTTATCAGTGAGTACAATTTAAATACACTAAAGATTGGTCCAAAGACTGGAATTATTAAACAAGAAGTTGTTAAACAAATGGACAAAGAAGATGAAGAAAAGAAAACTAAACGCACGAGTTATTCGGACGAACCACCATGGAACTAATATGATTTTATACACAGAAGCACAATTAAAAGTAGCCTATGAAAAATACTTAGGAAGATTACTACATGCAAATGTACAAGGTATAGAAGTACCTTTTCCTACACTAGAAGATTTTAGAAAGATTTACGAAGAAGAATGGACACAGAAATACAAGGAGATGAACGATGGCATATGATAGAGTAAGTAGAGAAACTGCCGAGTTAGTCCCTTTACCTCCACACACTTGGTATACAAGAACAATAGGTTGGTTGCTAGAGCAACCGAAAGTACAAGAAAACATAACAAATGTACCGCCAAACCAACCTTTAATAGACAGTCTGCGCATGCATGGGGTTAAATCTCCCTTCCTGTGTATGCCAAACTGGTACCCGATTGCTGGCTCTCAGAGATTGAGAGCCGCGGTCGACCTTCCAGAGATACATGACCAAACGGTTAGAGTATGTAGATTTGAT